TTGCAGGTTGAGTATCCTAAGCAGTTGAAGCAACATCAGGCTCGTTTGTATGCGTTGTGGGCTGGTGTTGATGTTGAGTCTTTGCCCGCTAGTGTGCCTTATGGTTTGAAGAGTGAGTATCCTGAGCAGTTTTATGTTGGGAATGTGTTGGCTTATCGTCGTATGTTGGCTGATTTGCGTGGTTGGAATGTTAGTGATGAGGAGTTGTTGAGTGTGCCTGTGGGTGATGTTCCGCCTACAAAAGAGGTGAAATAGCGTTATGGTTTCGTTATGTAAATGTGTAGCGGTTGGCGTTGGCGGTGTGTTAGCGTCTGTTTGTAAGTGAATAAGTATCGGGAAAGGATACGGAAATGGGTAAGAAAATGTTTGTTGTGTTTGAGCCTTATGAGATTTGGTATCGGACTGAGGTTTTGGCTGGTAGTGCTGAGGAGGCTTTGGCTAAGGCTAAGCACCCTAGTTTTATTGGTGAGTGGGAGTTGGATTTGGAAACGGGTTCGGCTTTGGATGCTGATTGGGAAGTTTATAGTGATGAGGAGGAGGACAAGTAATGACTAAAGAGCAGTTTATTGAGGTTTTGCAGAAGTATGTGCCTGATGGTGAGGAGATTGCTGTTGGTAGTTGGTGGCATAAGGGCGATGTTGAGGATTGGCACGGTGAGCCTTTGTCTGCTGAGCAGTGGGAGCGTTTTGTTTATTGGTATGAGAAGTATCAGGATGGTTCGGCTGATGCTGATGAGGCGTTGTCTTATGCTTTGAAGGAGGGAAACTGATGGATGCTGATTTGTTTTGGCGTGTTTGGTCGGTGTTGGCTGTTGTTGTGTTGATGGCTGTGCCGTTTGTGGCTGGGTTGCCTGTTCCGTTGTTGTTTGGTGTTGTTTTGTTGGCTGGTGGGGCTGTGTTGGCTGTGTTGCAGATTGGGCGTGGCTGATGTCTGAGTTTGCTTTTGATGAGGTTTGGCAGGCTGGGTATGAGCAGGCTGTGATTGATGATACTAAGAAGGTGGAGTTGGCGTTGCACATTGTGTCGTATTTGGTGAAAGAGAATGAGCGTCTAACTAAGTTGGTTGGTGGTGTGTCGAATGAGTGAGAGTTTGGAGCGTTGCGACCATACTGACATTGCGGTTGTTCCTTGTCAGGATTGGGCTTGTGAGGATGTTTTGCGTGTTTGTCGTGATTGTGGAGAGGATGTGGCTGAGTGATTGAGCGTGTTGGTTCTGAGGATACTATTGTAATTTTGCCTGATGGTGATTACATTACGGGTGAGGTTATGGTGGTTGATGTGTCTGGTTGGTCTAGTAAGGATTTGTTTGCTTTGGATGATTGTCCGAGGTCTGAGCGTGCTGGTTTGGCTCAGATGATTGATGCTATCCGTAAGGCTGAGGGTATGTCGGTGGTTGAGATTACTATTCGTAAGTAAAGGAAACGGGGCTACCCGTTTGGATAGCCCCGTTGGAGGGAAAGGATGTAAATGAGGAACTGTTTTGTGGCGACCAAGCCACAATATTATTCAAGCATAGGTTTTGGGTTTGTCAAGGTGGCTTGCCCGAATGGAAATGGAGGAAATGATGAGTAAGGATTTGAAAGAGTTTGAGGCTTTGGTGGCTGATGCTAAGGCTAAGTTGATTGCTGGTCGGGCTGTTGTTGAGCCTGTGAGCGGTAAGGCTTCGGTTGAGGCTGAGGATGCTGTTTCGGCTAATGAGTTGTTGGCTGAGCGTTCTGCTATTGAGGATGAGATAAAGTTGTTGACGGCTCGTAAGGGGCAGATTGATGGCATTTTTAGGACTGCTATTGGTGATGCTGATGAGTTGTTGGTGCATGGTGCTAAGGTGGCTAGTGTGTCTCGTTGGCGTGAAACCCGTGTTGTTTCTGATGCGGTGAAAGAGTTGTTTCCTGTGGTTGATTATCCTGAACTGTATAAGCGTGAGGATAAGAGTAGGCTGACTATTCACTAATGTTTGAGTTGCGTGAGAGGTGTAGTTGCGGTGCTGATTTCAGTATCGTGGATGCGCCTCTCACGGACGCTAAACGCCTGTTGAGGGAGTGGCGTAGGGTTCATGTGTGTGAGCAGGTTGAGCCTGAGGTTTCTATGGTTGCTTCTACTACTAATGCTTTGGTTGAGCGTAGTGATAATGTTTTGGGGTTCAGATGGTCTGAGCCTGTTGAGTTTGAGGAGGATAAGAAATGATGATTTGGGTTCGGGTGAATGATGGTGTTCGCCGTTATGTTGATGACCGCATGATTTCGCCGTGTCGTGAGTGTGGCGAGGTTTTGTCGGTGTGTTGGGCGAGTGTGTGTGATGGTAGTCGTGGTATGGAGGTGAAGAGTAAGTGAGTGGGGAGTCGTGGTTGGAGCCTCCTGAGTTTGAGGGTTGTGTTTGTGGGGCTGATGGTGAGCCTGATGAGTGTGTTTGTTTTGATGAGCCGTGTGATGGTTGCGGTTTTGATGGTTGTATTTGTGATGCGGATGAGGAGAAGTAGATGACTGTTGGTGAGTTGGTTAGCGGGTTGGATTATATTCGTGATGTTTGCGGGTATAAGGACATTGACATTGCTTTTGATTTGGTGTGGGTGTTTGACGATTTTTATGTGAATGTTGTTCGTGAGGGTGTTATTGTTGGTGAGCATTTGTCTGTGAATGGCGATTTTGAGCGTGTGTGGGCTTGGTTGGAAACTAATTATCCTGAGGTTGATTGGGGTGAGCAGGAGTTCTGATGGGGTTAGTGGGTGAGGTTTTGTTTCCGTATCAGGTTGTTGCTGCTGAGCGTATCGCTGACCAAGGTAGGTTGTTGTTGGCTGACCAGCCTGGGTTGGGTAAAACTCTTGAGGTGTTGGGTGGGTTGGAGTTGGCTGGGTTGTTTGATAAACCTAGTGCGATTTTGATTGCTACGCCTATTGTGAATGCTCAGACTACTTGGCGTGATACTTTGGAGCGGTTTGTGCGTAAATACCATGACATTGTGGTTGTTGATGTGTCGGTGGGTAGTGCTACTGTGAAAGCGAAAGCGTTCAAGGCTGGTGTGCGGGAAAGCATTGAGACTGGGTTGCCAACAGTTTTTTTGGTAAATCATAATGGTTTGGATTGGGTGAAGGGTAAGCATCGTGTTGTTGGGTTTGATGACATCAGGTTTGATGCTGTTGTTGTTGATGAGAGCCACATGGTGTTGCCTATTCGTGTTGGTGGTGGGGTGACTAATTTTTGGTCTGGGTTGTCTCGTTTGCAGATGCCTAAGGGTTGTGTGCGGGTTGCTGTGTCTGGTACGCCTGACCGTGGGAAGTTGGAGAATAGGTTTGGGACTTGGCGGTTTTTGTTCAATGAGACTATTGGGCATGATTTGTGGGCGTGGTTGGGTGATTGGTTCTTTATCATTGACCAGCGTGTGTCTAAGTCTCGTGTTGTGAAGATGGTGGCGGGGTTGCGTAAGGAAAAGGAGTGGGTTGAGCGTGACCGTGCTTGGATGTTGCGTCGCACTAAGGCTGAGGTGTTAGCCCAGTTGCCTCCTAAACGTTATGTGGATGTTGAGGTTGATTTGTCGGGTGGTGAGCGTGCGAAGTATTTTGGTGCTCAGATGGTTTATGAGGAGCAGTTGCGTGGTGGTGACCATTCGGGTGCGATGACGTTTGCTTTGCGTAGCCGTCAGTTGGCTACGTGTGGTTGGGATGAGGCGTGGGAGCCTGTTGTTGGTGGTGCGTCTGCTAAGTTGGAGTGGTTGGTTGAGTGGTTGTCTGAGCGTGGGTTTGTTGAGCGTGATGACATGGCTGATAACACGGCGAAGGTTGTTATTGTTTCGCAGTTCAGTAAGGTTTTGCATTGGGTTGAGAGGGAGTTGAAGAGTGTCGGGATTGATGCTGTTGTGTTGGATGGGTCTGTTGGTAGCGGGCAGCGTGCTAACATTCAGAACGATTTCCAGACGGGCAATCTTCGTGTTGTGTTGCTTAGCGGTTCTATGGGTGTTGGTATTAACTTGGACGCTGCAGACGACCTGATTTTGTTGGATTTGCCGTATGACCCTGATAGGGTTGAGCAGATTGAGGACAGGGTGCATCGTGCATCTTCTAATCATCAGGTTACGATTTGGAATGTTGTTGCTAGGGATACCATTGACCAAGTGATTTTGGAGCGTGTGTCTAGCAGGTATAAGATTACTCGTGAGTTGTTGGATGGTAGTCGTGGTGTAGATTTTGCTCGTGAGGTTATGGCTATTGTGGCTAAGGAAAAAGTGGAGGAAATGGAATGACTGGCAAGTTGATAAATGACGATAATGATTATCGTGAGTTGATGCGGTTGTATTCTGCGTTGGATAAGGAAGAGTGGCAGGTTCCTTGTGTTCAGGCACCTGACTTGTATTTTCCTGAGCGACCTGAGCATTTGAAAGTTGATGTCAAGGGTGATTTGGCTTTGGCTAACATGGCTAAGGATGCTTGTTTGGATTGTCCTGTGATGATGTTGTGTTTGGATGTTGCTGTGAAAACTCGTCGTGAGTATGGTATTTGGGGTGGCACGAATTGGCATGAGCGTAAGGCTATTATTCGTGAGCGTAAAAGAAGAAGTGAGAAGGGCAAATAATGGCTACCGTAAAAATTATCAACGCCAAACAGGATGCGACTGATGATGTTGCTGTTGCTGCAGCACATAACTGGATGTCCCGCATCACAGAACTTTTCCTAACCGAACGCTCATTCCAAACCATTATTGGTATCAGTGAGGTTGGGTCTGATTGTCGTAAGTGTGTTGCCCGCAAGTTGGCTGGGAAACCTAAGAAACCTGATGGTTCTTGGTACCCGTTCATTGGTACCTCTGTGCACCAAGCGTTAGAGGATGGGTTTGCTCGTTGGCCTGATGACTACAAGTTAGAGGGTCGTATTGATGTGCACGAATACAAGTCGTTGAAACTTGGTGGTTCGTGCGACATGTTCGCCTATCAGGCTGGTGTGGTCAACGATTGGAAAGTTGTTGGTGAGCGTGCCCTGAAAGAGGCTGCCACTGGCAAAATCAAAAACCAGTATCGCATTCAGGCTATGCTGTATGGTCTTGGATGGAAAAGAAAAGGTTTCGATGTTACGCATGTCGCATTGACATTCTTACCTCGTGATGTAGATTTATCAAACGCTCAAGTTGTTATGTTGCGTTATGATGAGGCTGTTGCTCTTGAAGCGTTGGCAGCGTTGGAGGTTATGATTGATGCTGCAGAAATTATTGGTTGGGATGCGGTCATTGACCGTCAACCTAAGGCTTCTTTTTGTTGGGACTGTAAAAAGTTTGAGCAAGAAGAAAACGTCAACGACATTTCGTCGTTGATTTGAAAATAAGAAAAGCAAGAAAACTAAGTAAAGGAAAATAAAAACATGGTTGACATGAACATTATGTTGCCAGACCCAAACAGTCTTTTGACTGCTCAGTCTGTGCCAAGCATCTCATTCAAGGATGCAAAGGTTGGCGATGCGTACACTGGTACCATCACTAACTTGGAAACCGCTCAGGTTCGTAACTTTGAGACGGGCGACCCAGAGTATTGGGAAGATGGTAACCCTAAGTTGCAGATTGTTGTCACTCTTGCAACTGACTACCTTGACGGTGATGTTGAGGGTGATGATGGAACTCGTAAGGTTTACCTGTTCGGTCAGAAGTTGCAGGCTGCTAAGCAGGCAATGAAAGAAGCAGGTGTTGCAAAACTTGAGAAGGGTTTTGTTTTCACTATCAAGTTCGCTGGTGAGAAGCCTTCATCTAACAAGAAGTACAACAACGTGAAGTTGTATGAGATTACTCTTGCTAAGGGTGCTTCGAACCCAGCAGTGGATGCTCTTCTAGCGTCAGGAGCCACTGAGGTTGCTGACAAGTTGACCCCTGAACAGTATGACAAGGCGAAGAAGTTGGAAGCAGCAGGTTTTGTTGCTGAGGAAATCGCCTCAACTATGGGTGTCAACAAGTATGCTGTTGTGGCTGCTCTAGAACTCATCTAAAATAGTATTGAGGGGCACGGCCTACCTCCTCCACACTCACCCCGCCGTGCCCCTCTTTCAATCTCTTTTGAAAGGATTTGAAGGCATTGACCAAGCCATTCCAGGAACTACTTGAACGTTTAGGACGTTCACCAGACGATGTCGTTACCGTCTGTTACCAATCCGCAACACAGGGTTTTCGTGTAAAGCAAACTAAAGTTTCGCTTGCTGACACCATTGTGGATGCGTTGACTGATTTGAATTGCAACGTGTGGTTTGAAATCAACCCGTCGATTGCTGAGGGTCGTGCAAGGGCTGAGGATGTTTCTCGTCTTGCAGCGGTGTGGATTGACATTGACTTCAAGGAAACAGGTATTCAGTCTGCAGATAATGCTCACGAACTTGTTGACCTTATTACTGATTTGATTGCTGTGCCACCGACTGCCGTTGTGCAGTCTGGTCACGGCTTGCAACCTTACTGGGCGATTGACCCTGAAGAGGACTTCACTCAAGGCCGTGGCGCTGGCATCCTTGCCCGCTGGGGTGCTTTTGTTCGTTGGGTTGCTGCATCACAAGGTGGGCAGTTGGACAGTGTGTTCGACTTGCCTCGCATTTTCCGTGCCCCAGGTGGCATCAACTACAAAGACCCTGAGCACCCTGTCCGTGTAGCATCTGAGTTCGCAGAGAACTGGCGTCCGTTGTCTTTGGATGAGTTGGATGACATTCTTATCGCTCACGGTTTCGCAACTGTGCAGACTATGCCTGAAGACTTTGAGCAGATGTCGTCAGCAACTGACTGGCAGTATGCCGAGGTTGACTGTGCTTGGACACCTAACTTGTTTGCTTCTGTCCGACCTACCAGTGGTGTGCCTAAGTCACGTCACGGTTGGTTGTTGCAACAGTTGGTGAAAATCAACGCTGCACACCGTAACGGGTGTATCACTGAGGAATCTGCGAAGGTGTTGCTTGTTGCGTTGAAGACACAGTTCGAAGAGTTTTTGAAACACGCCCCGTCACGCCCTATGAACCCTGGTGAGTTGGAGGGTGCTAACAGGTGGGCTGTTGCCCGTGTTGAGTCTTTCGATGAGAAGAAGTTGGAGGACGAACTTCGTAAGCATAGCCACAAAAGTGACTTGGCAGTCAACCCAACGGTGGGACTTGAGGGACATGCTGTAAAGAACGAGTATGAGTTCTCAGAACTCATTGAGATTTACGATGCGTCATTCTATGCGTTTGGTCGTACCGATGCTGCTAACAGTCACCGCCTAATCCACTTCATGCAAAACGATTACAAGTATGTGACCGATGTTGGTTGGCACAAGTGGGATGGTGCCCGTTACGCTTTGGATAAAGAGAAGTCCATCATGCAGGTTGCGATTGAGGCAACGAAGTTTAGTGTAAACTGTAATGCCGATGATGCCCAGTTGAAATGGGCGCAACAATCCGCTAACAAAGACAGACTTCAGAATGCTATTACTATTGCTGGCACTAACGAAGAAGTTCTTGTACCAACTATCCAGTTGGATGCGGAAGCCGATAACCTTTGCACTCCTAATGGGATTGTCAACCTCCGAACGGGTGAGATTCGCCCAGCGGTTAAGGGTCTTGACCTTAATACAAGGCAGACCAGCGTCGCCCCAGCAACTATGGATACTCCGCTATGGGACACGTTCCTCAAAGAAATAATTGAGGACGAAGACCGCATCAACTATTTGCAAGAACTATTCGGTGCTTGTTTGTTTGGCGACTCACGTTTTCACGTGTTGCCTGTATTTGTTGGCACTGGTGCTAACGGAAAGTCCACAATTTTAGATGTCATCTCAGGAATCCTCAACGACTACTCAGCCACCATGCCCGAAAACTTTCTACTTGACACTACAGGGAACGCACACCCCACTGACATTGCACGACTTAGAGGAGTTCGTCTTGCCGTGGCTTCGGAAACAAGGCCTGACGGTAAATTTAACGAAAGCCGAGTAAAGATGCTGACAGGTGGCGACACCTTGTCAGCCCGTTTCATGGGTCAAAACTTCTTCGACTTCAAACCAACACACACCCTATTCATGGCAGTGAACCACCTACCTGAAGTGAAGTCTGGTGGTGATGGTTTCTGGCGTCGTCTTCGCAAGATTGATTTCCGTCGAACCATCCCAGCAGATAAACGCAAGGAGAACTTTGCCCAGTTGCTTATCGCTGAAGAGGGTGCAGGTATTTTGCAGTGGATGGTTGATGGTGCTGTGCGCCTAACCAACCAAGGTTTCAGTGAGCCTGATAGCGTGAAGATGGCTACCCAGTCATACCGTCACGAAGAAGACCACATTGCCAAGTTCTTGGACGAGAAAACCATTGTTGCTGACACAGCGTCGGTCACCAAGGTTGCCATGTACAACAGTTACCGTGACTGGTGCTCTGAGAACGGTGAGAAACCTGTCACCCAGAACAACCTATCTCGTGAGGTTCGTGCCCGCCTAGGTGTTGCTGAGTCATCTAATGCAGGTTTCCGCATGTTCATTGGTGTGGAGTTGCTGAAGTCTGCCCCACCTCAAGAAGTCAGCGTGAATGAACTATTCGACATTGTGAACAAGGACAAAGATGAATACTGGCGATGACCCTTGCCTGCCATGCCGTGCAGGTTTCCACAACGAATGCCACTCAACATGGGACGCATCATTCACAGACCTCTGCTGCTGCGGAGGTGAAGTCAAGTTCACCGCCAACGGCGACGTAAAGACCTCAGATGCCCCTGTAACCGAGTTTGGTGTGGAAGTGGATAACGGCTACATCAACGACGGTTATGAAGCCACAAAAGACTTAGCAGACTATAAAGACCCAGTGTCTACAGGACGTAAAAGGGCTGCAGAAATGTACCCCATTTCGACTGGAATGGTTTGTGAATGGGCTGGCCTTGCTAAGGCTGGTGGTGGCGTGGTGCCTATCGTGGGTTGCGTTGGTCGCCCAGCCTCCGATAGGCACCATGGCCCCGATAAAAACACCATGAATAACGCTCCGACGAACTTGCATCGTATCTGTGACCATTGCCACAACACGTGGCATGCCGTGAATGACCCGTTCTATGGTCCTCGCCCTGAGCACACTAAACCGTTTATCCCTGAAGGAGTTGTTGGTGTTGATTGGTTTTTACATGACGCAGAAACTCGTGCGACAACAGCGCAGGTCTTGGAAGCGGAAAATAAGAGGCTTGAAGACCGTTAAATGACAAAAGCGTACCATTTATGGTACGCTTGTGCCATAACCCCAGAACAGTCCCTGTAACACGAAAGTGTCGGTCAAACTGCTGGGGTTTTTATTTAGCGGTGAACTTTTGTCCTCGGAACCAAGCGGTTCCGTTGTTTATCTGTACCAGTTCAAAAAACGGTTCTTCGTTTTCAATCGTGACAACACAGACACCTTGCTGCCAGTTCTCCCAGTAGGTGTGAGGTCTTCCGTCGACACCTGTGGCACCGTTGACGCTTGGTACAGCCCCATCAACTCGGCAGAGGCAGCCTGGCGATACAGCGACAGATTTAATTGACCCTGCTCGGTCATAAACAGTTTTGCTTTGCAGTTCTTGTCTGTGCACATGTCCGAAAATGGTTGAGATGTGGGGGTCTGCGTTGGTGTAGGCTGCTGCGGTAGAACCACCTGACCTGACTTTGTTGCCGTGTACAGCCCTAAGGCTTTGCGTGAGCCAGAAAGCGCCCGCTGGGTAGGCGTCAATGTATTCAACCCCAATTTCGTCAAGTCGTAGTAGGTAAGGTATAGACATCACAGGCAGTTCGTCTGCGTTTGCACGTTTCAAACCGTATGCTGCTGCAGTATTTATCATAACGAACTTTTCCATACGGCGGTCATGGTTGCCTTCGATAAGCACAATGTGTGCCTCTGGTCCTGCTGCTGCACGCTGCTCCTGTAGGAACTTGTGTCCACGGTTGAAAGCATGCTGAGTCATCCCAGCAAACGCTGGCTCCTGCTCAAACCGTCCCTGCGAAGGTAGGTCTAGGTAGTCTCCAAGGTTGATGACACCATCTACTTTGTCGTTGTGGTACAACCAGTTGGTGATTTGTAAAGCAACGTCCATGGCTTTCTCGTCATGGAATGCGTCTAGTTCGCCGTCGAAGTTGCGGTAACCAATTTGTGGGTCTGGTAACACAACCCATGTTTGGTGTTTAGCCTTTGACTTCTTTGGCTCTTTAGGGTTGCTGATAACAACAGGTGTTGCTGCTTGCACAGGTGTCCACGCTGCTGGTGGTGTCAAACTATCTAGCACAAGCACACGCCTTTGTGCGGTGCTTACGCACAGTTGATTCGCTGATTTCAAATCCTCGGTTTGTGAGTTCTGCAGCAAGCGCATTGTTTGACCAGCGTGCATCTAGCAACGCATCTAACAAAATTTTCAAGTCTGATGGTGCCAAGTCTGCTGCCCTGACCATTACGGCACAAAGCGACTCTTTGACTGGTGGGGTAAGTCCTTCTAACATTCCGTCTCCTTAATGTTGTCCTTGAAGGTTAGCCTACTCGGTTGGGGTAGGCTCCGCAACTAGCCTACGCCTGTGCCTGCATTACTGTGAGGATTGCTTTTGCTTTACGCATCTCAACAGTTTCTGAACGAATTGCTGCCTGTGCAGCGTCATAAGCCCAAAGGTCGCTAATAAGTTCAACCTGTTCCAGGTCTTCAATCTCAGCAATTGTTGCGTGCTTATCTGCTGCACCCTTTAGGTGCACTAGTTCTTCAGGCCATACGCTTGGCAGGGTTGCTGCAATGGCTGTGTACATGTCAATGTTTGCCTGGTATTGGGCTACTTCTTGTTCACGTAGTTGTAGTGGTGTTGGGTCGGTCATTTGTTTTCCTTATTGTTTGTTGTTTACTTGTAAAAGCATAGTTTATGTAGACGCAATCTGGTGCCCAATTTGTCCAGAGTGTGCTGCTGGTAGGGTTGCTGGGTTGGCGTATTTTGTGCCAAACCCTGGAGACCAAGGCCAAGCGTGCACAAAAGGCGAAGATGTTGTTCTTGCAAAAACAGTTGAACCATCAGACATAAAGGCCATAGAAGCACTGCTTAGCGTGACGTCAGCGTATTTGCTGCCCCAACCACCTGACCAAGCCCAACCCTGCCCTCGTGACGTGACAACAGAGTTTTGTGCTGGTGAAGCAACTAAAGAGACTATGTTTCCTGCTGGTAAAGTTGCTGGGTTTGCGTATTTGCTGCCCCAACCACCTGACCATGCGTGAGCAAACACGTAAGGGCTTGCTTGGTTTCCTGAAAATACAACGTTTCCTGCAGCAATGAACTCCATGCTGTAGTTAGAGTTTGTAAAGTTGTAGTTTTCTGTTAGTTTTGTTCCCCAACCGCCAGAAAAGTTGTATGCGCTTGCCCATTGCCCATAGTTTCCTGGGACAATGACATAGTTTGAGCCAGGTGCCCAACCGACTGCACCATCTGTGCCTGTAGGGGCTTGTGAGGGGTTTGCGTAACGTGTACCAAAACCACCAGACCAGTTGTAAGCATTTAAAGGGTTGCTTGCTGCGTTACCTGAAACTAAAACCGTGTTACCGTTCGGACTCCAAGTAACATCTTGCATAGCCCAACCTGGCACAGCACCACCTGGTGCAGCGTATTTAGAACCAAATCCTGCACCGCTCCAAGCCCAAGCATGGATGTATGGGCTAGCACCAAAACCAGCAGCAACAACTGTTTTTGCTGGGTTGAATGCGATACCACGTGTGCCTCCGCCAGCGTTCGCTGCTGGTGCAGAAAACTTTGCACCCCACCCGCTAGAAAATTGGTAGGCGTCAATGTATGGGCTTGTGTCAGATACGGTCACCACGTATTTTGGTGATGAACCCCAAGATTTCCAAACACCACCGACCCTGACGTAAGCAGCGTTGACTGCTTTCCAAGCACCACCAACTTTGACAGATATGGCGCTAACGGTTTTCCAGGCTCCGCTAACCTTCACCGATGCAGGCATATTATGGAGTGTATTTCAACCAGACGTCGCCGTCAACGCCACCCGAAGGGTCAGCAGTTGAATAGGTTACGGCACCAATACCTGTCGCCATTTTGCGCCAAGCAGTAGCACCATTTCCGTTAGTTGAACGGTGGTATACGTTGCTGCTGTCAAAAAAGTCGCTAGCGAACTGTTGTGAATAATAGTTGCCAGTGTTGCTGTGTGTGTTTGCTGTTAAGTGGTACCAGGAGCCAGTTACAGGCCAACCGCCAGCAGTTGTTGGTGCAGAGTTTTCATAGTATCCGCTGTTTATTCTTGAACTGATTGCACCAGCACCATTAGGAATTGTCATCTGAACAGCACCACTGAATGTTGCACCAGAAAGGCTAGCCTTTGCAGCCAAGTCGGTGGTCAGGTTGGTGATGGCTGACTGTGCGTGAGTGTGCGACGTCGCAGCCTTACCAGCAAGGTCAGAAACAAGGTTTGTGATGTCCGACTGGGCGTGGGTATGTGAAGCTGCAGCAACGCCTGCCTGTGCAGCGGTCTGGTTAGTCCACATTTGAGATACGTCATCCCAAGCCAACAAGTTGTTGTCAGATGGTGAACTAGCATTCACGTCATGCAACTCATTCAGTTCGTAACCGTTTTGAACCTTAACAAAAATTTCACCATTGTTAGTTTGCACACGGGTAACAACACCCAAATACACGCCGTGAGCAGGCTTAGCAGGTGGCGAACCAAACACAAACTCGCCAGCCGTAGAAGACAACCAAACAGACTGCCCAGCAGTGGCAGCGTTCGTATTCAACCCAGCCAACAAGCCTTCAGTGATGACATAACCAATGTAACCCTGAGGCAACGCAGCCTCAGTCAAACCCATTGTCTTAGACGAAGTGGCTTCAGTGTCAGCGTCAGCCAACGAAACGTTCATGTTAGTGCCATCAGCAGACGACACATAAACAACCGAACCCTTAGGAATGGTCACACCCGTGTTGTTCTTTACAAGGTGCTTCACCTGCCCCGTGTAGTTATCAATCCACGTCGTGTTGTAATCGGTGCCGTCAACCTTCGACAAAATCTGACCAGCAGTACCGCCAGCAACAACACCAGCACCAGTTGCACCAGTCGCACCAGTTGCACCAGTCGCACCAGTCTCACCCTGAATACCCTGAATACCCTGCGGGCCTGTAGCACCAGTCTCACCCTGAATACCCTGAATGCCCTGAGCGCCAGTCTCACCCTGAATACCCTGAGGACCAGTATCGCCAGTATCACCCTTGATGCCCTGAATGCCCTGAATACCTTGAATGCCCTGTGGACCAGTTTCACCCTGAGGACCTGTTGCACCAGTTGCACCAGTTGCACCCTGCAAAGCCAACGGCATCCAGTGCGTTGCTGACAACGAAGGGATTTCACCAACAGTAGGGTCACCCGAAGCGAACCAAGAAGAATTGTTGTAATAAACAGCGTCGTCATTCACGTAATCTGTTGCGCTAGACCATGTGCCCTGCCAGTTCAAACCTGTTGCACCAGTCGGACCCACAGGACCCGTGTCACCAGTGTCACCCTTATCGCCCTTAGGACCAGTTGCACCAGTTGCACCTGTAGCCCCAGTAGCCCCAGTCTCACCCTGAATGCCCTGAGGTCCAGTGTCGCCAGTGTCACCCTTGACACCCTGAATACCTTGGATACCCTGAATACCTTGGATACCTTGGATACCCTGGTCGCCCTTAGGGATGGTCAAGTTCAAAACCTGGTCAGGTGAAGTGCCCGTAATTTCTGCATCAGCAGAAGACCCAGCATCGCCAGTGAATACTGTGCCAATAGTTAGCACGTTACCTGGACCCTCAGGCCCTTCAGGCCCAGTAGGTCCAGCAGGCCCAGTTGGCCCAGTAGGTCCAGCAGGCCCAGTTGAACCAGTGTCACCCTTAGGCAACACCAAACTCAACGTCTGGGAAGGTGCAGTCCCAGTGATGGTTGCATTGGCTGTCGTACCAGACGATACAGTTCCAATAGACAAAGAGTTGGCTGGGCCAGTCGGACCTGTTGCACCCTCAAGGGAATCTAACCAAGCAGCAACGTTGCCAACGAAACCGTTAGCGACTGCAATTTGGTAAGCGGATAGACCCGCTGCGCCTTGGGTGAAGTAGGGCAGGCTGACCCAGTTCGTTGTGCCGTTACCAATCTTGACTTTCAAGGTGTCAGTTTCGACACCCATCTCACCAACCGCAAGAACAGGGTTAGCAGCAGTCCACTCGGCAGCAGTGCCACGGCGAAGTTGAATAATAACAGCCATTAGATGCCGCCTCCGTCAAGATGTGGAATAGGTGTATAAATTGTACTAGGAATACCACCATCAACATTCATCCAACCACCCTCAATGTCTGAGAACTTGATAAACGGAGAATCTTTACCGTTGTGGGTGTGGTTACCTGGTGATGCCTGCGTTGGTTTAATACCTAAAGTGTGGTGCTGTGCCTGTGTGCTAGAGTCCTTATCGGAGTTAATGTGTAAAGCATTAACTTCTTCAGAATTCAAAACAGGCGACATGCTACTATTGTAGCGTAAAGGAGACGACCTTGAGCAAAGCAAAAGACATTGGTACACGAGCCGAAACGGCTGTAAGAAACTACCTACTAAGCGCAGGATACAACCCGTTAGACGCACACCGCAACGTCCTAAAAGGCACAGCCGATGAAGGTGACGTTTGGCTGCGAGAAACCTACGGGCTAATAGTCTTTGAAATCAAAGGCGGTAAGATGGCTAAAGAAGCATCCTACGGTCAAGTTGAAAAATGGATGATAGAAGCAGAAACGGAGCGTGCCAATGCTGACGCCAAGTTCGGTTTTCTGGTCACTCAGCGTGCTGGCGTTGGTTACCCTAGGGCTGGCGAATGGTGGGCTTACGCCAAAGTTCAAGACATTATCTATCTCCGCACTCACCTTAACGTTATTGACGAATCTATTGTTCGCCTCAGACTCAGCGACCTAGTCAAACTAATACATGGCTAAAGACTCATTCGACTTACAGGACGTCCTGCTCCAACTAGGAGAAGGGCTGTCCGAGTCTGTCCACACCCCCAACCTGTACGACTACAAAGCATCAGACAAACAGCAACTGTTTCACCAGATGCAACAAAAAGCCCGCCTATACATTGGTGGTAACCGTTCAGGAAAATCGTTGGGTTCAACCATCGAAGGCATCTACTACGTAACCAAAACCCATCCATTCCGCAAAATGCCTGACGAACCAGTGCGTGGGCGTGTCGTAGCCGTTGACTTCCTGAACGGTGTTGATAAGATTATCCTTCCACTATGGAAGCAGTGGCTGCCCAAAAAATACCTAATCAACGGTTCATGGGAGCAGTCATACAGCCGTGAACGCCACGTACTAACCCTGAACAACGGGTCGTTCGTAGAGTTCATGTCCCAAGACCAAGACCTTGACAAGTTCGCAGGTTCATCCCGCCACTTTGTCCACTTCGACGAAGAATGCCCCAAGTCAGTTTGGTTAGAATGCTTAGCCCGTCTTGTTGACACGGATGGCGACTGGTGGATGTCACAGACCCCTGTGCAAGGAATGGAATGGATTTTTGATGACGTTTATCAGCCTGCCAAAGATGGCACCAAAGACATTGGCATTGTTGAAGCAAGCATGGAGGATAACCCTTCGCTTAGTAAAGAGGCCATTGACAGGTTCATGGAGAACCTCAGCGAAGAAGAGCGCCTTATCCGCAAAAACGGACAATACATCCATCTTGGCGGTTCAGTCTTTCCAGAATTCAGCCCTGTCACACACTGTATACCTAGAGGGCAGTTCAAACCCGCTGCGAGACATCGAATTATTCGAACAATGGATTCGGGATACACCAACCCCACCGTCTGGTTGTGGATGGCAGTTGACGAAGATGGAACTATTATCGTCTTCAAAGAGCATTACCAGTCGAAATGGAACGTTGAGCAGCACGCCCAAGTAGTGAACCGTTGGACTAACGAAATCCTAAAAGAGTCAGGTGCGGAACTGTTCCTCACCACAGGCGACCCAGCCATCAAACAAACCAAAGAACACACAGGCACATCAATCCTGCAGGAATACGCCAAACACGGCATCTATCTGGCTGTGGACAACATCCCATCAGACCGCCGTATCGGGTTGGAAAAGATTCAGCAATACATGAAAATCAACCCAAAAACCAAGAAACCTTACCTGATGATTACGGACGACTGCCCTCACCTCATTGCAGAACTCCCTAAACTAAAATGGAAGAAACACGCATCTGCTAGAGTTGCGGAACAGAAAAATAAACTAGAAGACATACGAGACAAAGACAATCACTGCTATGATGCTCTTAAGTACGCCATGACATTCATGGACGACTTGACACCAGAGAAGCAGTTCAGTGCTTCCAAACGAGACGAATTCCACCGTGAGTTCAGAGGACATTTTGGTGCTACCGAAAAGTTCAAAGACTACGACGATTCATCCGAATGGGGCGACAATTGGCGAGGCGTAGCCTCAGTTAGAGAGTTAGAAGGATGAGACAGTTCAACGTTTTTGAAAACGGTGCACCATTTCCTGGCACATGCGTAGGGTGCCGAAGCAACATAAAACTATTTGACCTAGGCGCAGACCTAATCTCAGGCGGTAACGCCATGATTTGTTTACAGTGTGTAAACGACTTGGCAGAGTTTGTAGGCCAAGCACCTAAGCAGCCTTTGCTTGAAGAAATTGACAGACTCAAGGCTGAAATTGTTTCACGTGAAACAGAACTAAATAAAGTACCAGAACTAGTAGAGGGACTCATCAATGGAATTCGTGGTAGCGTTACTGATTTTGTGTTTGCTGTTTCTTACAGCGACAGTTCTAGCAGCGAAAAGCCTATTCGGAAGGCTAAGCCAAGCAGCGGAGGACTCAATAAAACTGTCGAAGATGCAGAACGACACAATCAAACACCTGAGCAACCTCTTAGCGAGTAAAGACCCACTAGCATTTCAGCAGATACAAACAGTTACAGTTGAGCCTGAAACACGGTATACTGGACCATATCTATCTGGAGACGAAATAGAACTATTGGAACAGCAAGAAGCGGAAATGCTGAAAGCATGGAAGTCTCTAGCAGACGACGTGGAATAAGGTTATGGCTAACGACATATTTGGCAGCAACGGCAACCTCGCAGGCGGAGCGCCTGTAGAGGGAGACATGACCGACAGTGCTACTCTCAATAAGTTCAAGAAGCAAGAAGATGCTAAGAAACTTGTTGCTTGGGTAAAAGCCGAGTATGAGAAATGCAAGCAGGCCCGTAAGTCTGAAGAACAAGAATGGTATCTGAACATCTCGTTCTACAACGGATACCAGTACCACTCTTGGCGTAACGTTGGCAGCACCCAGATGCTGCAAGAAGAGCCTAACCCTCAGGGTTTGCCACGTGTAACCGTGAACCGTATCGAACCTGTTATCCGAACCGAAATCGCTAAGACCACCTCAGGTCACCCTTCAGCCACTGTAGCCCCAGCATCTAACGACGACGACGACCTTATGGCTGCCTCTGCAGGTGAACAGGTTTGGCAGTCAATTTACGACAAACACTCTTTCCAGACCAACGTTTTGCAGAAAGCCGAGTTCTGGCGTGCAACCACAGGCAACGCTTTCATCAAAACCTACTGGGATTCAAGTGTCAAAGAAGTTACCCCAACATCAATGCAAGACCCATACACAGGCCAGAAGCAGGTTATCCAGCGGGTAACCGCAACTGGTGACGTGGCTTTCGAAGTGGTATCACCATTCCACCTTTTCGTCCCAGACCTCTCAGAAGAAAACATTGAAGCACAGCCGTATGTATTTAATGTCTATACAAAGTCAGAGCAGTGGGTTCGTTCAACCTTCGGCTCAGTGCTACCAAAAGACTTCAAGCCAGCAAAGGTATCCACCTCGGAAATCCTAGATGCAGCCCTAATGGACATGCGAAACGTTGACAACGCCAAGCCTGACGCTGTGCTTGTTATTGAAATGTGGTGCAAACCAAACGGCAACCCACACATGCCAAACGGTGGACTAGTAACCATCGTTGACAACGAGATTGTCCAGTTGGCTGAAAACGGCATCCCCTACGCCCACAAACAGTACCCGTTTGCACACCTATACAGCATCCCGACAGGTAAGTTCTACCGCCGTTCAGTGGTCAAATCTTTGATTCCTATTCAGCGTGAATACAACCGTCTACGTTCACAAATCATCCACGCCAAAAACCTTATGGCTAAGCCACAGATGATGTACCAAGAGGGTTCTGTAGACCCACGTAAGATTACCGCCCGTGCAGGTATCTGGATTCCTGTACGCCCAGGTTTCGCCAACCCAACCCCTGTCCCGCTACAGCCGTTGCCTAACTATGTTCTAAACGAAGTTCAGCAGTTGCACTCAGACTTCGAAGACCTATCAGGTCAGCACCAAGTCTCACGCGGCGAATCAGGTGGCGTCACCGCAGCCACCGCAATCAACTACCTACAGGAACGTGACGACGCCTACCTGACCACCGTGTTCTCATCAATTGAGGCAGCAATCGGCAAGGTAGCAAAACAGTCACTAACCCTATTTGTACAATATGTACAAACTCCACGCCTAGTGAAAACCGTTGGCACCGATGGTGCATTCGACGCAACAGTCCTATCAGGTGCAGACATCGCATCAGGAACCGACATCCGCATCGAATCAGGTTCAGCCCTCCCAACCTCAAAGTCAGCACGCCAAGCGTTGATTACAGAGTGGATGAAGATGGGCTTCCTCCAGCCACAAGACGGCCTGAAGATTCTCGACATGGGCATGCTGAAGCAGTTCTACAACGTCATCAAAATTGATGAAAACCAGGCTCAGCGTGAGAACCTAATGATGAAACGCCTAGACGACCAGACCATCCAACAGTTCCAGATGGAATGGGAGCAGGGTGCAGCAAATGGTGACGTGGACAAGATTGTTCCAGGTCAGGTAGACGCAAACGGTCAGCCAGTAGGTTTGGCAGTTCCACCAGTTGTTCAGGTTCACAACTACGACAACCACGCTGTGCACGTAGAAATTCACAACCGTTTCCGCAAGTCACAGTCGTTCGACATTCTTCCAGATTCTGTGAAGGCAGAGTTTGAGAAGCACATAAGCATGCACGAGCAGGCTCTACAGCAAAAGGCTATGGAGCAGGCTATGATGGGCATGGGACCAGAAAACCCACAACAGGCTCCACCACAAGGTGACCAGCCACCAATACAGTAAGGAAAACAATGTCTGATGAGACGCAGGTAACCCCTGACCAGACTACCGAGACGGTAGAAACCCCAGTAGTTGAAGAGACAAAGGCTCACCCAGCCCACGAGAAACTACTCGCTGAATTGCCTGAGGCTTGGCACTCAAAGGTAACCCCATACCTTCAGGAGCAGGACAAGTATTTCCAGCAGCAGTTGGAAAAGTACACCCCATTCAAGGAATACGTTGAGCAGGGCGTTTCATCTGACCTTATTCTTGGCGGATTGAACCTTGCCCGTGCAATCGAATCAAACCCACAAGAGGTTTACTCGTCACTGAAAGACTACCTAGGTCAGCAGGGTCTACTCCCTGAAGAGGCTGCACAGGCTGCAGCAGACATCATGGAAAATGAGTCTGGTGATGACGTAGAGAACATTTTTGACACTGTCCCAGCAGAACTGAAACGTGAGATTGAAGACCTCAAACAGTTCAAAAACCAACAGGAAGAGTTCCAGTACAAGCAGGAACTTGAGAAGGAAACTGAGCGTTACACTCAGGAACTTGAAACTGAGATGGCTGGGCTAAAGTCACGTTTCAGCATCTCTGAAGCACACGAAATTGCTATGTATGACCTTATGAACGCTGCCCTAAGCGCAGGACGTGAAATCACTTTGGCTGACGCTGCCCAGCAGTTGCAGGCCATGGTTGGTCCGTTCGGCGGAGCAGGTCAGGGTGGCGAACCAGCACCAACCATTGTTGGTTCAGCAGGTGGCGCAGGCGTAGTAGCCCCAAATTTGCAGGTACCAAAAGATGATAAAGGTAAGAAAGAAATGCTTGCCCAAATGTTTGAGGAATACCGCAAAGCAAACCAGTAAAATCTGCTACGATATTACTGTATTCCGATGTTACAGCCCTAAGAGGGGTCAGGGACTGAAGATAAATTTTAATTCATTTATCCACTTCTACTCTTAGGAGAGTAAAATTATGGCTGGTCAAGGCATTTTGACTTTCGCCTCGGAGGCTTTGAAACTCGTCTACGGCGACATTCACGAGCAACTCCGAGACAAGAACCCTGCGTTGGAATTCATCGAATCTTCATCGCAGCACATCACCCAGAACGGTAAAGAAGTAATCTTCGATACCCACATTGGACGCAACCAGGGCATCGGTGCTCGTGGAGTTCGAGAGAAACTCCCTACCGCTGGCGCTCAGAAGTACAAGCAGGCTCACCTATACCTAAAGAACCTATACGGTGCTATTGAGGTTGACGGTCAGTTGTTTGAGCAGGCTGCTGACAACTACAACTCGTTCATCAACGTAGTTGACAACGAAATCAAGGGCCTAAAGCGAGACCTATCTCGTGACCTAAACCGTCAGATTTACGGTGACGGAACTGGTACCCTCGGTGTCGTAAAGACCACTGACTCAACCGCAGACACCTCAGTCGACTTCGACGACGTGCACTGGATTGAGCCAGACATGGTTGTTGACCTACTTGCAGGAACTGACCTTGTAGACGGAACTCCAACCGTTCTATACGCTGGAATCCAGGTTGTATCTGTAAACGAAACCACCAACGTTGTAATCTTCGACACTGCTGTTGCAGTGACCGCAGGTGACATCATTGTTCGTGCATCGAACACCGCCAACTCATTCAACAAGGAACTCACTGGTTTGGGTAAAATTGTTGGCTCAGGCGACTCGCTACACGGCATCGACGGTTCTTCTGTATCAGTATGGAACTCAACCATCAAGACCCTAGGCTCAGTAGGCACCCCAGGTACCCTAACTGAACTAAACCTTATCAACCTCGTTCAGGATGTTGACAAGAAGGGTGGCGACGTTGACGTATTCCTAGCATCACCAGGTGTATACAACGCTTACTGGAACCTGCTTCAGGGCATGCGCCAGTTCGTAAACGGTGCAGCACTAACTGGTGGTCAGCGTTCATTCACATTCGAAGCATTGGGTAAGCCAATCAAGTTCGTGTCTGACTACGCTGCTCCAAAGGGCACCTTGTACGCACTATCAAGCAAGGAAATTGTCATCAACCGCAAGAAGGACTGGTCATGGATGGACCGTGACGGTTCAATGTGGTCACGTGTTGCTGACACTGACGCTTACGAAGCACGTTTGTACCAGTACTCAGAGATTGGTACCTACCGTCGTAACGCACACGCTAAGTTGAGCAACATCGCTGAACTATAAGCACTAAAATAAACTCCCCCGCTACTGTGGTCCGTCTCGCCCAGTAGCGGGGGTTTTTTAGTAGAATAGATTTATGGACGTAATAAACTTTGCCCGCATCGACGGCCTGTACTCGGACCACCAACGCCGAGTAGCAGCAGTCATCTCTGACGTGTTCCCCACTGTTCGCTTGCTCCGTATGGAGCCAGGCCACCCAGCGTTCGACCCAGAACGCCCATTTGCTTTAGTGGATGAACCAAACCTTGGCACCCCATACCACATCCGCAACCTACACGAATCAGAAATCGATTCCCGCATACTGGCCTGGTTGCTAGAAAATAACACCCACGACCCCAACTCTAAAGTAAATAAGTTACAATTGTTAGAGATGGCTGAGGCTGCGCTCAACGCTAAAAAAGAAGAAGAATGGCGTGCAGAGCGTAAAGACATTCTAAAGAGTGCTATGAAATCACACAAAAATTCGTGGTCTCACGATGGAAAAACCCTTAGGAAGTAATCATGCCAGCAGAAGAATTCACCCACACAGGCACAGACGTTGCAGACCGTGTACGCTCACAATTTGGTGACGTTTCAGGTGCACAGTTGGCTGATGCTGCCATTCTTCGCTGGATAAATGACGGTCAACGAGAAATCGTCAACTCAAACCCAATCCTCAGAGCCACCAAACTAACCGACATTGTTGCAGGTCAGCAAGACTACACATTCCCTAACGACAAAGTCCTAGCCATTGAAGCCATTTATGTTTCAGGTTACCCAATCAAAAACGTGTCACCGCAGGCTGCCCGTGAATACATCATCGCCATTGACCCAACCTCAATCCTCAACGCTGAACGCCCAGAGGTATGGTATGAGCGTGCAGGCGTAATCACCTTCTACCCAGTGCCAAGCAAATCAATCACCAACGGCATGAAAATGGAATACGTAAAAGTGCCAACCAACATCACCACATTTGGTAGCACACTAACCATCCCAGACCGTTACTTCAATGAACTGGTCAACTACGTTATTTCGCAGGCCCTGGAAATGGACGAAAACTATGACGCAGCATCATACAAAACCCGCCAATTCCGTGAAGGATTAGACCGCCTGAACCTGAAAGAGAACCTGTCCCAGACAGACCTATACCAGAGCATCCTCCCTGACGCATTGGACTACTAATGTCCTCAACAATCAGAACCCGCTCAGCGACACTACAACGCTTCACTGGTGGTCTAAACAACTACTGGGACCAGTCATCAATTGACGACACTGAACTTGCAGGCATTGTCAACTTCGAATTCACCACCAATGGTGCACTAACCTCACGTCCAGCAATCTACCCAGAATCTGCAGGCATCGGCTACGTTGCAACACCAGAAGCAGACGAACCTCTAGACATTCTAGGCACCTACATCAAACAAGACGGCACCCGCTACCTTGTCTGTGTTACCGACGCTAAAACCTGGCTATACAACGTCGAAGCCTACGAGTTCACCCTAATCGCTGCGTTCCGTGCATCAGACTGCACCCAATACGACGACAAAGTGGTCCTATCCTCAACCTACACACACGGCGGATACTGGGACGGCACAGCCTTCACGGTCACCAACATGCCATACCTTGGCGGAATTGAACTGTTCCAAAACCGTTTCTTCGGCTACGGCGTAGAAGGCACAGGCACCGCCTCAACCCTCTACTGGTCAGACATCACCACCTTCGGCCCATCAGGTGAACTAACCTCAATCTGGGACTGGACCGACGACACCTCAAACTACTACTACGTAGAAATCGGTACAGGCGACGGACAATGGATTACCGCCATGGCCCAAGGCTACGGAGATGTCGTAATCTTCCGCAACCGCTCAACCTACCGTTTCAGTTATGGTGACTCACCAGAAACAGGCACCATGCAACCAATGCAACAAGACATTGGTGCCGAAAACAAACGCTCAGTTGTCAAATTCGAAAACGCCCACTTCGTCCTATCAGGTGGCATCCTCTACAAATACCAGAACTGGCTCTACTACCCACTAAACGCACAACGAGTCAAATTCACTGGCGACAGCATAACAACAAGATTTCAACACGCTGTAAGCATCGTCGGACGACGCTGCCTCGTATGGCATGATGGAACCCTATACTCATACAATCTGGACACAGAGACATGGTCAGAATGGCAAAGCACAAGCAAAGTCGCATACTTCCGAGACGTGCCAAGACGCTCAGAAGAAGATACAGAAGCCACCTACTATGGCATCAGTGGGGTAGAGAACCCTACCGTGTCTGGTTCAGGCGACTTCTGCTTATGGCGCATCGAAGATAAACCAACCACCAATGTTGGCTCAGAATCATTCGAATGCTCACTACGCACCAAAATCTACGACTTCGACACCCCCGTCGAATGGAAACGCCTATACTTTTGGGCTGTGGATTTGCAAACCGCCAACCCTGTAAAGGCTGTTGCTTTCCCTGTATCAATCCCTGAAAGCGCATTGCAAACAACCTGGGATGAGTTGTCTAAAGACTTTGAAGGCGAAACAGGTTTCTACACTTGGGACAAGTTATCTAAAGATGACCCATCTGACACCGTGTACGGAACATGGGACGCCATCACCACCCCATCTGGTGCCATTTCTACAATTGTTGAAGATTTCCCTCAAAACTACCCTTTGCGTATGGAAGTGAAACTCAATCAGGCTTTGCGCTTCAGACGCATCTATTTTGAGTTATACTTGACCTGTGACGGTACGGCGTCCACTTCACCTGTACAGATTTTTAGCATCATTCCTTTGATTGGTGCTAAAGCAAAGATTGCTAAGGGAGCAAACTAGTGGCGCAAAAGAACACCATGCTTGGCACCTACTCGTTCAACCCTTTTTCGGCTGGTAAGAAAATGTATGCAAGCATGTCTGGTGCACCTACTCGTGGACCAGTGGACATGACAGGGTATGCTGACCGTGACCGCCGTATCGCAGCGAAGAAGGCTGCTTTGATGAAGAAGAGGGGCATGTAATGGCAATAATGCCTGTCAAAACCACAGACGTTGCAGACCCAAACAGCCCTATCAAGTTTTACGCTCCTGAGCGTGCAGTGCAGATGGCTGGCGGAACTATGACTGGTGACCCAACAACTGTGCAGCGTGCATCAGAGTCTTGGAAATTAGAATCAGACCCTGTGTATCAGCAGGCTCTTGCTGGTGGGCAGTCAGCGTTCAACCGTTCACGTGCTAATGCTTTGTCAGATGTGCAGAACCAGACCACTGCTGCTAACCGCCAACTATCGGGTATGAAGCAGTCTGCTGCAGGTTCACGACGAAACCTTGCAGGTAATTTTGCTGCACGTGGTATGGGGCGTGGAGCGTATGGTGCTTATTACCGTGCACAGGACCAGGCGAATGCTGCAGATGTTGCTGCCCAGACCAGTGTGAAGGACCAGTTGGCTGCTTTGAACCAGAACTTTTTGGCGAACTATGGTGCTATTGGCACTGATTGGACTGGCACAACTGTTGGTCAGGATTACAGGAACCAAGCAATTCAGCAAGCAATTGCTGCCCAACTAGCCCGTTACGGAGCATAAAATGGCTGACCCAAAGAAACCAACACCTACGCCAGTATTCCCTAAGGGTAGATTTCCTGGCGTAAATATTCTTGCACTTGCTGGACGCAACCGTGATGCTGCAGCAGGACAAGCAGCATGGTTGTATGACACTTTCACACCTGGGATGAATAAAACTGACGCAGGTCGCCAGGCTGCCGTAGACAATGCAACAAGAAACTATGGAACTCCCACCCCTACTTCTACAACAACCCCAATGGGTCAGGTTGGTGCACGAGGTCAGATTGGTGCCGAAAAGCAACTAGTTGCTCAGCAAAAAGTCCAAAGAGACCAACTAGACGCAATGAACAACATCCCTAAACCTCCTGCTGGCATCCCTGCAACCCGCCCAGCAGCACCAAAGCCATTCACAGCAGACATGCTATACCAAGACGCTGCGCCTGTTTACAAGCCCCTCATGGACCTTTACACAAACCAGCAGCAAGCAGCCAACGAACGCTACGCAGAAAACGCTGGCGACATCACGAACATTTTTGGCACCCTAACCACAGTACGTGCAGCCGACAAAGTAAAAATTGCTGACCAGTTCAGAACCTCAATTGAACAGCAGCAAAACGCTCTTGCAGCACGCACAGCCGAGGCTCGTCAAGGTGTTGCTGCAGGTCAGCAAGGTGCAGCAACCGCTGCAGCAGAAATGGGCACTGCGGGTCAACCCGCACCAACTGACTCGTTGACCGCCCAGGCTGCCGAGCAGGGCATTGCAGATTCAAACGCCTACCAGACTACCTGGTCTGCGCTACAGAACGTGATGGCTCAGCAAGCACAGAACGACGTCCAGAGCGCCGTACAGGGCTACAACTACCAGGAAGCATCGGCCCTAGAGCAACTCCGCAACAACCTAGAGGACCGCCTAGCGGGCATTGAAGCCAACATGGCAGGCACTCAGACAGACATTGCACAAGCCAACTACGGCAGCAAGCAAACCGTTCTAAACACCAAATACAGTGAAGAACAGGCCCGTCAGGCAGCAATTGCTAAGGCTCAGGCTGCTGCACAGGCTGCTGCATCAAAGAAACCAACTTATAGTAAAGACACTTTCGGTTTGCAGCAGCGTGCAGCAGATGCTGGCGTCGCTTACACCGACATTCAAACAACTGTGAACGACGCTTACGCCTCAGCATTTGCAGCCTTGAACCCAGGCGGAGTATACGACAAAGAAGCAAACCCAACAGGAACTAAGACGCCTAAAACACCAAAGAAGGCTGACATCCTAAACGCTTGGAACTACATCAAATCGGGTAGCCCACAAACCGCTGCAAAACTATCGCCATTTGTAACGGCTTACGTCGACCAGCAGTACTAATCTGCGCTTTATTGCGTATAATTGACCTATCTAATGGAATAGGACTTCAGTTTGGCTTCTCCAACACCAGCACCAAAACCAGTTAGCCCTTTTGAAAAACCAACAAAAGGCGCTAACAAAAAAGCCGTATCCCCATTCCTAAAGCCTGGGCAAACTAAAGCAACAACAGGTGGTGGCACTGGCACACCAGGCAACCCACTAGGCCCAGCACAGGCTGTCATCGACATCCTGAGCATGCCAATGTACAGCGTTGCAGGAAAAATTTCTGCACTACAAAAAGGCAACGTTGCTGGAGCAATTTTTGGTGCAGGTGAAGTAAACGCACTTAAATGGATTTGGGGAGAACGCCCAGAAACTGGCGCAGATGTCCTAAAGAATGCTGGAGTAAAAGACCCAGGTTTCTGGGGTTCATTAGCACTTGACGTAGCCATCGACCCAACCACCTACATTGGTGGAGCAGCAATCAAGATTCCACTAAAACTTCTCACAACAGGAACTAAGACTGTTGCTAAAGCAGGAAAACTTGCTGCAACTACTGGTGAGATTGCTGCAAAGGCTGGCACTGAAGGTGCAGCAGCATCTACAGCATTCACCCCTACATACGGCAAAGCAAGCAAGGGTTACACGAACTGGAAGGGCACAGGCCCAGTCCCTGAAGTAACCAACGCCACTGCACGTCAACAGCGCATCCTGTCAAAGCAAAAAGCAATTCAAACAGGTGCACAGAAAAACATTGAAAAGTTTACCTACACCACAACCATTGCCCCAGAAAACCGTGTGCTGGCAACCAAAATTGGTGACACTCTATCTTCAATGCTTGACGCTGGAATTAAATCTTCAGCAAGCATCATTGCACAAGAAGTCGCTAAGCGCAGACTAAAAACTTATGCAGCAAAATCTGCAGGTGTTGCACGCAAAGCAAACAAGGCTTCTGCTGCTCTTGCTGCCGCAGAGGCTGCTGCGACGGCAGCAGCAGATGACGCTGTCAAAGCAATCGATAACGTTGTCGAATCGGCTGCAAGTAAAGCGACTGAAACACCTGCGCCAGTAACGCCAAAAACTGCTGCAAAGAGTTTCACCCTAGAGCCACTTGTAGACACTGGCAAAACCCTTCGTGAGACTTTGAAAGAGTCAAGCATTGTTAGTAGCAGCGCAGAGGTTAAGGCTGCTAACGAGATGCTCAGTAAAGCAGATAAGGCTGCTAAGGCTGCTAAGGTAACTAAGGTTGCTGAAGGTAAATCAGAGAACGTTCTGAAAAGAATCCTTGACCCAGGCAAAGACAAACAGGTCGCCTACATTGAAAATCTGCCAGACTACCTCATTCGCCGTGCAAAAGAAGCAACCGTGCGAAAACAAGGAACATCACCTTTTGAGTTCTTCCGCAGCCTAACCGAATCATCTTTGCAACCAGACCAGGCTCTGGCTAAATACATAAGTGGAATTCCGCTACTTGACGCTGACGGAGCAGCCTCAACACTATCTGCTATTGCCAGAAAATACCCGCTAGACAAAAACATCCCAACTCCAGTAATGGACCAAATCATCAAAACATTTGATGTTGTCTTCAACAAAGTTGGAACAAGTAAAGACCTACAAAAGGTTCGCCTAAAAGAACTTACAGACGAACTTGGTAAAGAATTTGCAGACAAATACAAAACTCTTACCACTGGCAACAAAAAACTAGACATCAATGAACTAGTTGCCATGCTCCCTGCACCAGGGACCGCTGCAAAAGGCAACTACAAGAGTGTTGAAGCCCTCCTGCGTGGTCTCAAATACGGTGACCAGATTGAAACAGCGTCACTCAAGAAAATTCTTCAAGCACTTGACCCAGAGAGCAAACTGGAAATCAAAGTTGAAAAGGCAATGTCTAACGAAGATGCGTTCAACGCATACCGTGACCTGCTACTAAAGCAGACTGCCAGCATCAAGGAAATGCGTAGCCGAATTGACAAAACAAACCCAGACATGATTTTCAAGGCGAAAAACATCAACGGCGCAGACGTTCTTGCCCCATACTATGTTGCTCGTCTAAACAACGAAATTCCAGTACCAGACCCTGTCAAGACACAGACCCGCCAAAAGGCTGCAGAGCGCACCGAAGGTCGCAGAGAATCTTTTGGCACCTCATACACCGAAAACATTGGCACACTAGTCGGCCGTGTTCTTGACTTTGACATTCGAGACATGGTTGAAAACATGCCATTCCACCAAATCTCAAACCTTGGTGACCATGTTGCACGCTCAATCGATGGCGAAATGGACGCCTTCAGCAAAGCAAAACGCAAATACGAATTCAACGAAAACTTTGGCACAAAAATTGCAGCCCTCGCAGCAGCCCGCTGGCGTGGGCGTGCCATGGAAAAAGTTGGTAAAGGTAAAACCTCTTCAGAAGAAGTTCTACGCAACATCGCTGAAGACATCCACGCAGCAAGCGACCTGACTCTCTCAGGTATGGGTGCCCGCTTCATCGTCAAAGAACAAGCAGCAGCCGTCAAAGAAGGTTCAGCAGCCCACCTAGTGTTCCTAGAAGTAGGCGACTTCATCGACGCCTCATTCCTCCACGGATTCAACAAAATCGCTGAACGAATGGTAATTCCATTCACCCCAAACAAAAACGACAGCGTATCATTCACAGGTCTAATGGATGCAATTCGCATGGTACTACAGGGCGTAGACACAAAGAACATGCCAACCGTAGATACCATCGCAAAACGAATCCGCAGCGTTGGTGAAGGCCAGAAGAAACTATCGCCTGAATACAAGAAAGAAATGAAAACTCTTTCTGAGCAGTTGGCTGTAGAACTATTTAAACCAGAAATAATCAAAACTTTCCAAGACATCCACTCAACCCGTGCCCTAGCAGACGTCGAAGACGCCCTGCAACCAGGCGTCACCATGATGGAAGAAGTTTGGGACAAACTAGTCGAAGCATGGCGAGTAGTCAACGAAAACGGTTCAGATAGCCCAACTGTCAAAGCCGAACAAGTACGACGCCTATTCGCAGAATTCGCCTACATCTCACACATCTTCGACCAGTCATACGGCCCAGCAGCGGAATCAGTATTCCGTGCAATGAGCATGGCATTCATCAAAGATGGCGAAATCGCTGGCATCAAAAAAGTTCTCATGCCAGAAGACGAAGAAGCATGGAGTCGTTTCCGTGTCGAACTAAACTCATACTTCAAACAAGCAGAACTCCGTGGCGCAGCCCCAGCAGGACGTGAACACCTACCATCACCAACCAAAGCAGCGAAAGCCACAGCGGAACGCATGTACACCAAAGCCCGCAACGAAATTGAACTGCACCTAACAAACATCACCAGCAAAACAACGAAACAAGAAGTTGCCAACTGGACACGCACCCTAAACAAACTAGTTCGTAACCTTGAAAAAGCCCGCAACAAAGCATGGGAAAAATGGTTACCAACCGAACACTGGATGTACGACGCCGTAAACAACCGTGTCCAGTGGGTCCCAAGCACCCAGTTCGATGAACAACTAGCCACAGAACTAGCCAACAAAAACCGTGTACTCATCACCACCGACGGTGCAGCAAACATTGGTAACATCCTACACGACACAAACATCACAGCAAAAGCACCAAAACTTACACCCGCACAAACAAAAGCATCAGCAAAGAAAATCGCTGAAGCAGCAGATGTCCGTGCAGGTGAACTTGCTGAAGGTGCTCGTGAAGATGCTTTCGTTGCAGCAGGTAAACTTGCACAAGAAATTCGCAACATGACAGAAGGCGAATTTGACGGGTTTATGCGTTTAGAACAAGAACGCCTAATGCGTCCATTCCTAAACGCAGAAATCAAAACCTACCTATACGACCCTGCATGGAAACTCAGTGCAAAGATTTCAAAAGACCAGCAAACAGTTTCCCGTGCAAAGAACATCCAAAAGCACCTAAGTTCAACAGCAGGCAACGCAGAAATCCAACAGATTGCTGTAATTGCTGAAAGCAAACTAATGGGTGCTGTCCAAAATGTTGCAGACGTCTTCACTGACATTGCACGCCGATACGACAAAATTCTATCAGCAGAAGATTTCCGAAAAGGATTCACCCTAGCATTGCGCCGAGGCGAAGCAGTATCACCATCAGAGAACTCTCTGGTCAACGAATTTGCTAAAGAAATGCGTAAAGTCCTAGACCCAATCATGGAAGAACTAGGACCAAACAGCACACTTTCACGTGCAGCACTAGACCAAATGTTTGACATGCTGAACCTAAACATGTCGCTAGGAATCAAGAAATCATCAGATGTTACCGACCTCACAAAACTGCTCGATAACCTGCCGTTCACTGAACCAACAAAAGACATCCAAAACGACACCATTGCGCTATCAAAATGGAATGACAGAGCATCAGACTTCGAAAAAGCAAACGGTAACCCATTCGTAGTCATCAACAGTTTCATCACAGCAGTCCAAAACGCAAAAACAATCCAAGCAATCGGCCTGCACTTTGCTAAAGAATTCAGCCACCTAGCACAAGGTGTACCAGCAGAACAAGCACTAAAAGAAGGCTGGGTTGAACTCAAAGCAATCCCAGGCAGCGGAATCGACCTAACAGTTGGCATACCAAAGGGAATGCTATTCCCTGAATACATGGCTGAAGGTTTCATGCTAATGAACCGCAACTACTCAGGACTAATCGAAAACCCAATCAAGGGCTGGACACGCACACTCCTAGACCTAACAGGCATGGTCAAAGCAGTCCAAACAATCGTGAAGCCAAGTTACCACATCATCAACGGCGTAAGCGACTCAGTAACATCAGTCATGCAAGGCGCAAACCACGCATCAGACTGGATTGCTGCATTCAAAGCCGTCAAACAATGGGTAGGTGAAGACATCGCAGCAGCCTGGGGCACAGGCGAAGGAGTGGCAAAAGCACTTGGCACAAAAGGAACCGAAGGTCTAAGCCAAGCAGAAATCAAATTCAACCGTGCACTACGACGCATGCAAGGCGTCAACTCACGAGAATACAAAAACATTACAGAAGGTGGCGTAGTCACCGCCATCATCAACGGCAAAACAAAAACATTCAACGTTGAAGAACTAATCAAAATTGGTGAAGACTCTGGCGGAATCATCAACAGCCTCTTCGATGACCGTGTACTAAACCTATACGACGAAGTAATCAGCAACCCAATCAAATTTGGCACCGAAGCAGAACAGGTCTACAACAAAGAACTGGGCAAAACCTTCCAAGAGGGTGTTCGCCGTGCAGCATCAAAGTTCCAAACAACACTGAAACCAGTTGGTGACTTTGCAGCCTACTACGGAAACATTGCCCGCATGGCAACCGCCATGAGTATCATCCGCCGAGGTAACTTCAAGAGCGAAGCAGACATGCTCCGTCAAATCTCAGAAGCAGTAAGCAAATACCACCCAACGCTCCAATCGCTAACCGCTTTTGAACGCAAACGCATCCGCCCAATAACCACCTACTACACATGGTTGCGTGTCGCACACGGTGCAATGTTCAAACTAGTAATGGACCACACCGCAGCAGTTCTCCTATATCCAAAGGTCCAATACGAACTGTCACAAGAAGCAGGCTACGAACCAAACAGTTTCGGTAAACCATGGGACCCTAAGCAGCAAACCCCAAGTTTCCTAAGTAACAGCGTATTCGGCCCAATCACCGAAGGACCAAATGGACCAATGGTTTGGAAGCCATCAATCCTGCCAATGGATGTTCTCGACAACTACAGCGGGTTCTCATACGACCCTGCCTACACTGGCGAACAAAACGTTTTCAAAGGCATCAGCGCAACCCAGTCGCTAGTTGGTAAAAACATCAACACCATCCTCCAGTTGCCACTAGAGTTCGCCACCAAGACAGATGTTCGCTACGGCACACCATCAACCGTGAAAGACATGCCAACCTTCGCAGACCGCCTATTCTCAATGACAGCGTTTAGCGGAATCGCACAAGGCCTCGGCTACAACCCTCCAGGGAAAGAACTCACAGACCGAGAACGAGAACTCAAAAACATCAGTTTCTTCCTCGGAGGAAAACCAATCGATGTAAACAAAGAATCCTACCAAAAGTACAGCCAGAAAGAACAATCTGCTAGGATGAAAGCATTCCTGGAACAATACCAAAACAAATAAGGAGACACCATGGACGAAAAAGAACTAGAAGCCCTGAAACTAGGCGCAACACTAATGTACGACACACTAAACAACGTGTTCCTACTGCACGAATCTGAAGCCATGGAAGGCGAAAACACTGCAGAACCAATCGAAGGCTGCAGACACTGCTCAGCCATCGCAGACGCAATCGTCCACTACCCATGCCCAACAGTTCAACTACTGCTACGAGACTTTGAAACAGAACAACCTGTAAACGAAGAAACCCCCGCCGAATAAGCGGGGGTTTTCCTCTAACAACAACTAGTCGCCCAGTTCACCAATCTTGCCGATTAGTTCATCAATTTTCATCTGACGCTCAGCCAAACCATTGCTGCCATTCTCAGCCAACAACTTCTTCAACTCAGCCAACATGGCATCCTTGTTAGGTTCAGGCATAGCACCCTTACCCATCTCAGCACCACACTTGTCACACTTCTCAGCAGACTCAACTTCAATTTCAATACTTGTAGACATTATTCGCCCTTTCTTGGCGGGATACGACCCTCTTTACGCAGTTTAGCCAACTGAATAGCCACAGCCTGCTTCTTAGGCATGTAATCACGCTTACCATCTTTCATGTGGTAAGCCTGCTTAGCAGTGAACTTGTAAGGCACTAGTCCTTACCATTGAATTCATTTGTTTTACCATACGAATCATACTTCGTTCCGCCACCAGGCAACTTGTAAGAATCGTTAACCTTTTTAGCAGCCTTCTTCTTAGCAGCCAACATGGCAGCAACACGCTTCGCAGCCTCAACACGAGCATTACGAGGCGTAGGCTTAGGTGTAGGTTTCTTGTCCATTATTTCTCTTTCTTCGCATTAGACTTCAAAGTCTCAATGCTCTCATTAATGTGGGCATCAAAATCAGGGTCAGATACCTCACCCTTACCAGCATAAGTAAGCAACAAAGCAGCCGTCAAAGACAACAATACCACCATCGCACCAAAAATAGCCGACGTCACAGCATCAATGCCAATCCACGAACCAGCACCAGGCGAAACAATACCCGAAGCCACACCAAACGCCAAAACACGCTTAGCACGCTTCACATGCCGAGGCTCAATGAACTTGTGCTTGCCCAAGATTACTCCGTAACAGACACAGAAGACTTAGCAGCCTTCTTAGGGGCAGGTTTAGCCACAGGCTTCGCAACAGCCTCCACAGAGGCTGCAGGAGCCTCTACAGGGGCCTCAGAGGCCACAGGAGCCCCCACAGGGGCTGCAGGGGCTGCAACAGGCTTCACGCCCGCCTCAGCAGCAATACGCTTCTTCAAACCAGCCAACGGGTCAACAACCTTACCCATGCTGTAACCATCCATCTCAGGGCTGCACGTCCAGTGCAAATGGGCCCCACGAGACGCAGAACCCGTGTTCCCAACCTTACCCAAAACAGTCACACCAGCAACACACTTAGTACCAATAGGCACACCAGCATCACGCAAATGGCAGTAACCCCAAAAAACACCCTTGTGGTCCTCAACAACAACAACGTTACCCAAAACAGTGTTCCACTTAGAAACAACAACCGTACCAACAGTCGCAGACTTCACAGGAGTGCCACCAGCAACAGCAAAATCAGTGCCACGGTGAGGGTTAGTACGAGGCGCTTCCTTGTTACCAAAATCGCCACCCGCAGGCACCTTAGACTCAGGAAATGGTAGGACGTGAAGAGGCATAATCAACCCTTAATAATCGAAGAAATAACTGTCGTCCCAACAGCAATTATAGCACCACCAAGCGCCGAATAAGCAATCTTCTCCACCCAAGCAGACCTGGCCTGCGAAATCTCCACAGCCCTCAAACGGTCAGGCACATCAGCCAACTGCTCCAAATGCGTAACAGTCTTAACCAACAACTTGTTAGTTTCCTGCTGCTCCCTGTAAAGGTCATTAATTGTAACCTTGACATGAGCAGGGGTGCTGTCAATGTTAGACACTTGTCACCCACGCAGACCCATTCCAAACCCTCACCGAAGAAGCCACCCACGCAGACCCATTCCAAACCTTCAACGGCCCAACAACCCAAGCAGAACCAGTCCAAACACGCCACTTACCAGCAGAAGCAGGCGCAGCCACAGTACCCGAAAACGCAGCCGTAACAAACCCAATACCATTAGTCGCACGCAAAACAAACGAATAAGACTGACCACCCGTAGAAGGCGTACCAGTAACCGCACCAGTCGAAGTGTTCAAACTAATACCAGAAGGCAACGAACCAGAATAAACACTATAAGTAGGGCTATTAGTTGCTGCTACCGCATCACTATACGCAGCCCCAGCCTGAAAACCAGCCAAAGTATTATCAGACCAAACAGGCGCATTACCCGTAGTAACCGTATTCGTAGTAATCCCAGTCGGGTCAACCTGGTCAGCAGGGCAACGAATATCAAAACGCCAACTATACGAAGTCGCATCAGTCAAACCAGAAAGACGAATAGTGCCAGAAGCAGACCCAACACCCTCAGCATAGCCAGGGTCAACACGAGTACCAGCACCAACAACACTGAAATTCCAGTCACGCAAAGGCAAATCAATGCCAGTAACACTCCACGACAAAGTAGCCGTAGTAGGACCAGTCGCTACCGCACTAACAGTCCAAGTGCCTAAAAGAGCCATCAGGTATTACACCTGAATCCACAAATCACCAGTAGTCGGTGAAGAGGGAGCAGACGAAGCAACAGTCAACTTACGACCATCCAACTTCAAAGCATTCGACGCAGTAGCAGCAGTCGTAGCATCATTCACAGTCCCAGACGTAGTCTTAGTCTCCAACGCCGTAACCTTAGGCTCAACCACATCAAGGCGACCATCCAACGACGAAGCAGCAGACTCAACACTGTCCAAACGCCCATCAACCGCAACAAACTCAGCATCAACATCATCCAAGTTCTCATTAAACACAGCAGTCTCAAAAGCCTGATTAGACCCAGCAACAGCCTTCTTCAAACCCAAACGAGTAGTAGTCGAATACGACACAACAACACCTAACTAATCTTCCGAAGCCTCAACAACAATCGTATCATAAACAGGCTCCGCAACCACAGCCAACGGCGACTGACCCGAAGCCAACGCAATCAACTCACGAGCAATATTGCGCTTCACCTCAGGCTCACGCACATGACGCAACACAATATCCTGCACCTGCAACAACAACGCAGGCACATCCAACGCAGACTTAGCATTCGGGTCAAAACGCCCCGTAAGTTGGTTCAAAAACGTAATAGCCTTCATGTCACCCTGCGACACCAACTGCCCCAAAGCCTGGTCAGCCATCGGCAAATAATGTTTCAAATTATCCGCAGCCTTCACAGACATCGCAGAAGCAAACTCCTTCTGACGCATCCACCCATCCAACTCAGGCAAACCAATCTTCATCTGCTTAGCCAACACCTGAGGAGTCTTCACATTCAAAGGACTCAAATAAGCCTGAAGGAAAGTTTCCTGTCTAAGAGTGAGATTAGGATTAGACGTCGTCCTAATCCCACGGTCAGACAACGCTCGTTGAAACTTCGAACTAGACCAGACAAGTTCCACATCCTTACGTGAAAGGCTGGCATCCTGGTCCAAAATAACTGCAGTCTCCAAGAACAACCCCTGCCTGTCCGCAGCGACTGCTGATGCCAATACACGCTCAAACAAGGCTTGCTCACGCTTCTCCGCCTTAGACGGCTGACGGCTCTCAAAAAGCGACGCATCTAGTTCTCCAATTTCATCAGACATTCAAGCACCTTACCTTCCAAATCCTCCAACGACCCATCATTCAAAACCGTCTCATCAAAAACAAACCCAGCCAAAGCAGACTCAGACACATGCCCATTAACAACACCAACACCAGGACGAACAACATTCCAAACAACACCACCACCCCGACGAATAGCCTCCGCCTCATTAGGAAACCGCACATCCGTAAAAACAACACTCTCATCGCCCAACCCCCTAAACGCCTGCGAAACCCAAAAATCCTCACCAAACATCTCACGCCCAACATCCGTACCAAAACGCTGCAACAAATCCCTCACACCAGGAGCACGCACCTTCAAACCCTCCCAAGAACCCAACAAATACAACGCATCCATCAACGGCATCACACCATTCACCGTATCCACCAACGGATTCAAACGACACAAAGCCTGACGCATCGGCGTCGCAAAACTACGCCTCACAAAACCCTGCGACACCAACACAGCCCCCACCGAATCCTTACCCGAACGAGCAAACCCCGCAAGTCCAACATCAACCATTACAAATCCTTCCCAGAAGGATTTGTTTGACCCAAAGCCGAAGGCTTCGGGGCACGTTTTAGCCCTTCTAAAGCAATTAGGTACTCCGAACTCAAACCCAACGCAGAAACCAAACGCCCAGCCAACACATCCCCCATCGCCTCAACACGACCCTCCTCAAACTCACGCACAACCGCAGGATTCAAACGCAACAACGACGCAAACGCAGTCACCGTCGGAGCAAACTCACGACGCCACTGACCAAAACTCCCATAATACTGACCCAACGTATAAGGCGGAATCAACAACAAATTCTCCGCAGACGGCTTCAACCTCGGCCTAACAGGAGCATCCCACCATTGGAGCACCTCACTAAGAAGTTGCTTCGGGTCATCACTCAACACAGCCAAAATCCGCTCACTAGGATGCTTAGTCCTACCATCCTCAACAGCAGTAACAGCAGAACGCTGCACACCAGCCAAAGACGCCAACTTATTCTGCGACAAACCTTTTTGGATTCTCGCCAAACGAATCGGGTGGTCAGATATACGAGCCATACAACCATCATAATAGACAACTATCTGATTTTGCAAATTTCAAGGAGCGATGCTAGATAAGAGGGGACGGCTGGAATGTCGGTACAACATCGCAGGTTGTAGATTTGTTCTTGTCGGGCAGGGTGCTCGGCAGTTAGGGATAATAAATGTCTGTAAATGTTCGTATTACTTATGAGGTTGCTTTGACTGACACTGATGAACTGCTCGGTCTGGCTGATAGTGCCTTTACTTACAGGGCGCACAAGGCTCTGATGGATTACATGATTGCCATGCGTTTAGGTGGTGCAGGTCTAGCCCCGATGCCTGATGGCTATGGTAAGGGCGTGGATGCTATCTTGACGTTCCCAAACAAAACCAAGATTGAGGTGAAGTAATGGCTAGGTTGCGTGGCAGTCTTGTCTGCGATAGTTGCGATGCCTACTTCGATGGCGACTTGGCTACCATTATCGGTGCCAATGATGCCCTCGCTGCAACCCTACGCAACCCCGCTAACCGCAAGCAGGTGCAGGACTTTTGGTTGTGCACCGAGTGCGCCCCCAACTACATCGGTGGTGCTGAGAACTGGTTTAGCGAGGTTGTTTGGGCTGATGACCCTGTATGTGATGAATGCGAGGAGGACTATGTGGATGAGTGGGGCCACGTCTGCGATACCTGCGATGCAGCGATGAGTGATAATCGCTGAGAGTTATCCCCTGACCGCCCTGAGCATGGCGTAAAACTGCTCATTACTCATGCCCGAAAAACCCTGCGGGTTTAGGGGACGGGTGGAGTGTGTGTGGCGTGTAGTGCTGGCGTAAATTGGTATCACTAGCAACGGTTGCTAGTAGTTAGGGAGTATCAAAATGTATGGAGATAATGACGCATTGACTAACTTGCAGCGTCGTGTGCGACGGTTGGCAGATAGCCACGGTGCAAGCGAGAATGCGCTGCGGGATGATAAGGAGTTGCTGATTATGTTGCTTAGTGGCGACATGGCATCTGCTGAGGCTCGTATTGTTAGCGATTATGCGTATTGTGAGGAATGCGATGATAACCACGGTGTTTGCGAGATGGCAGGTGTGAACTAATGGATGGGCTAAACAAGGACACACCTATTGCGTTCGACATCTATGAGCGCAAAGAGATGATGGCTAACGGCGAGGCAGGGAGTGTCTACACGGACATTCAGGATGCTATCGCTGATGGTGATTACCAAGCATTCGAAGATTATTTTGGGGACCAGGACCCGTTCGAATTCTTGTAGGCGTCACCACCTGAGCAGGTGGCTAAAAGGCTCACCACACAAAACACTATGAAGGGATACAGAAATGTTGGAATTTGAAACCGCAATAAAGATGGAGTTGTCGTCGGACTGCACCTGCGAATACTATGACGACGAGGACAACCTAGTGCCTAGCAATGACTGCTGGGGATGCTGGGATGATAGCGCAGCATACTTCAATGATGAGTTTCTGCCTCTATGGCTGAAGGCTAAAGGCTTGACCGATGAGGACATGTTCAGAATTGATGGGTATGCGATGGGTTGGATGCGCCAGAATGGCAGCGCCGACCTGACCGCTGATAAGGTATTGGATGCGTTGACTTTGCGAGGCGACTTCAGGTTGACGTTCACGCTTGATGGTGGCGTCCTGCGAGGCATGCGTTACAGTCACGATGAGCCTACTGGTGCATCGTTTGTGTTCACACCTATGCAGTAGAGTTATCCCCTGACCGCCCTGAGCATGGCGTAAAAAGGCTCACTTTTCATGCCCTGCGGG